GCAAGAGCCGTAAAATATGCATCGATGACCGTGCCTTGCGTTATGCCTTCAGGTGTTGCAACATCGGTAGCCAAAAGGGTGAATGTTGCACCATCATACTTATACAACTCAACATAGAATGAAGGCGTGCCACCACTCGATGACGCACTAAAATAAAGTTCAAGGTTGAAGTTTCCACCCGGCACAAGTAACACATTAGGGTCGTTTGCATCAGTAATAAACTGCGCGATTAATCCATTGCCTGCCGCATTAGTTCGTGTAAAGTCCGTGCCTGCACCAAATACAGCCGTCTTGCTCATTTGGTAGTAGGTGCTGCCGCCTATTGTACCTTGATTGATTGAGCCATTGAGGTAGTAGCTAACTGATGAGCCGCCACCACTTGTTTGAGGCATTGTGCGTAGTGCGCCTGTGCCATCTACATATTGATCTATAGTACCATTTGCCGAAACCGCAAGTGTGCCTGTATTGGTAACGGGTGAACCTGCCACGCTGAATGCAGGATTTGCAGGCGCAGGCATTGAAAGTGCAACGCTTTGCACCGTTCCGCTACCACCTCCCGAAGGCGTTGCCGCAATCCATACACCTGTTGCAGTATCAAAGGTTAAGACCTGCCCGTTTGTTGGTGTGGGCGCATTGACATCTTGTAGCCAGTCGAGTTCAATAAAACCATTTTTCCAAACACCAGCCAAATAATACAACGAATTATAATTTGCAGGAGCTGCTGCGCTGACATCTGCTAAATCGTCAATGTTAACGGGGATAAATGGCTTGTTTAATATCTCAGCCAAACCACTAACCGCATTCCAATCACTATTGACTTGTGCCGCAGGAATGGTTGGCTTGTTTAGTATTTGATAGTCACCGCTCGATGCATTCCAATCAACAGGCGTTTGACGCAACCTATAACCTACCGCAACAAGTGTCCAGTACGTTGTGTTGGTTGGAAGTAATGCATCATTATTTGCAATGCATCGATACACGTTGCCGTTGTACCACACCCTGTCACCTACTACATATTGGTTGCCTGTTGCAGTTGTGTGGTTAGCGTTGTATTCAGTGCTTACAAATTCACCACCGCCACCACCGCCACCTGTTGAATCAATTTGCACTTGCCCATTGCCTAAATCCGTAATGGTAATGTTCGTGCCTTCAACTAAGTCAAGCAGCGTTTGAACCACATTGTCAACGCCATTGGTGCGTAGTGTTATGCCATAGCCTGTGCCTTCACCACCTGAACCACTTGCACCACCAACCGACCATATAGCAGGGATGTCGCATGCTGACCAATCCCACGGAACGGAAAGCTTCAAGGTAAACGCAACACCCGTGACCGTGTTCTTCTGCTCTTCCATGAATGGCTCAAAGGTCGGCGTTTCAAGTAGCTGAACATCGAACCCAAACAATTCAAGTCCATTCTTGACTTCAGCTATTAAGTCCTGCCCTAATCGTATGCAATCACTTATGACCTCGCGTTGGTACTCTGCCTTGTATTCCTTGTCGCGTGGGATGTCCGCAAACATGATGTGGAAACCAAAGTTCATTGCGCCTGGCACCGGCTCAATCGTGTCGGGCGTAACGTGCATGAACGGATATTGATCGTCCTGAAGTTGGTCGCTCATATCAATCTGCCCGTGCGTGAACCGCCTAATCAAAAAGTGACCTGCGGCAAATGCCTCAAGTCGATTAATTAGTACGTTGTAACTATAGTTGTAACTTGTCATCTGTTCCTTTTTTTCATTTCTACTTTCTGCACGTACACATAGTCGGCTAAGTATGTCAAGTGCGTAAATACTTCAAATGCGTTGCGCTCGGTTACCGCATCAAACTTCGTTATGTCCCTGTCCGCTAAACTTTCGATGATGTGAAACCATCCATAGACCTCTAAGCCGTCTGGTGTTCCGCTGTCATCTCCGCCACTATCTCCGTTATCTCCTTTGCCAAATATTCGAGGGAACTGTTGTACAGCTCGATTTCTAAACTCGAAAAAAAAAGCAGCACATTCAGTACATGGTCTAAGGTTAGTTCTTTTACCGCATCCACATACTTGCGCTTTGCCTCGGTCTTGTATGGCTCAATGTCGTAGTAGTTGCCGAACTTAGCCTTAATGGGGCGGTATAGGATGCACATCATCTTAAGTGCAGCCTCACCATTCACCTTACCATTTTGGTAAAGGTTGGTGCATGCGCTATCCAAGTCAACGTATTCACCAAAAGTCATCTCTTGCAGGTTAGGGATAAAACCTAACTCAATCGCGTTGGCTCGCACCTTACGTTCAAAGTCATTACTACCTAACTTAATGGCTGCTTCAAACTGCATGATGATTTCGTCAATGATGCTCGCCTGTAGTAGTCGTATGCTTTCGCTGCTCTTGCCTGTGATGATATGCACCTGCTCAACCTTATCGACCGCGTTTTGGTAGTCGATGTACTTGGCAAGTGATACACCTTTGGCATTTGCTGCTATGTTTAGCTTTAACTTCATGTTGTGTCTTATTGTAGTTTTTGATTCCTTTTTGTTACAGGTCTGAATGCACGTTGATAACGACCGGTGCTTTTGAATCGCCAGCCATCGTCACACGTGCCTGTTTTGGTTTGAAGTATTCAAGCAGCGCAGTGTAGTGTTTGATGTATTCTTCATCTTCCATGTCATTCATGATGCGCATGCACTTGGCTGCACCTTCCTGCACAAACCATTCGCCTAACTCGTTCCACATCTTTGTCTTTTCACTAACCGCTCCTTTCGGTTTTAGACCACCATGCCCTGGAAGCAAGCGGCCTTTGTCGTTTCGTGTCTTTTCCATATCGTTCGATAAGATATTGTTATTTGCTATCTATTTTGTTTAGCTGCCTGCGAAACTCGTTTATCAAATCGCGTATGCACGATGCACAGCCTGATGCTTGCTCATGCTTGCCTGTCATTTTGCTCGCCCACTTGTACAACTGCTGCAAATCATGCGCTTCAATCTTATTCGCCTTATGGATGCGGTGAATAAACTCGTTTAACTCCGCAATCTCTTCCTGCTTCCAGTCAAGTGCAAACCATTTATGTGCCGGGCATGATGCAAATCGGAACATAGTCTTGATGGGCATGATGCAACCGCACAGCTTTATCTTCTCCTTGTAGTACGTAACGCTATTCTCTTCAAGATCTACAGTATTGCCCACGATAAGTGTGCCGCATGACTGCGTTAATGGCTTGAAGAACTTGCACTTTTTACAAATCGCCAGCCTCTCTCTTTGAATGTGCAGCGGCACGTTGAAGTTCAACATAGGTTCTAATCTTTTTTAATGCACGGTGTATGGCTGTGCGCAGGTACGGGTAGGGTATACCGGTTGTTGCGCTCAGTTCTTTGTAGTTAAAGTCGGGTTTGCTATAAAGACGCAGCAGGATTGCATCAAACTCATGCATGCGTCCTATCGCGCTATACAAATACTCACCATCGATGAATGCGCCAATCCAAGTTTCATCCTGCTTTGTGTCTTCTGCGCCCTTTTCCGTGTGAAGCTCGTAATACTTGCGGTACTTTATCGCGTAGTCGCTGCGGTTGCTGTGCCATGATAACCACAATGCACGGTTTACATATTGCTCTACCTTACCCCTGCACACGATGTCTTGCACATCCTGCTCTGGTCTATCCATCAAACGTGCTAATACCTCATGCAGTAGATCACTTCCTTTACATTTATCGTGGGCAAGCCTTGTAGCCTTGTCAAGCCATGCGTTGTAATGCTTTTTTATGTTATAGCTTACGCAGTCGATTTGTTAAAAATGTTAAATTTTCAGTGTAAATAGTTGCACCATTGAAACTTTAGTGTAGATTTGTACCCAACAAAGGTAATCAATAACCATTTAAATCAATAACCCATGTATTTCACTTTTGAACACGACTGCGACAACGCCCCAATGCTTCTGACAATTAATGTTACCTATAGCATGTGGACATGGCAAGGTAATCACGATGAGCAAGATGAACTTGAGATTAATGATAGCAAGTACACAGTAATGTGTGGTCGCTTAGATTTGACCGAATACATTAAGTCATGCACGGATGAAAAGCTAATCACTGAAATCGAAGACGCTGTGAACACAGCTATTTGGAATGACTACAACAACAAGTAACCAATTTAAAAATCAATACAATGACAATCGAAGTAAACAACTACCACCCAGTGGTAAACGAAACAACCCAAATCACATTGCCTTTTTTCTACACGTGCGGAAATTTTGGCGATATCTATTGCTGCATGTCTGCTGACATGGTATTAACTACCGTTTTAAGTTACAGCACCAACAAGCAGATTGAAACTCGTAAATACGATGAGTCAATACAGGTGCAAGCACGACTTGAAATCGATATGCGCGATAAGCGTTATAGGGCTATTGATGAAGCTGTATTCATGCACATGTTTAGCGAAGCCCACCGCGAAGTGTTCTACGCTGTTAACCCTGATTTAAAACCTAAACTATGAGACAAACCAATCAATTAAACGGATTGATTGCACGCACGGTGGGGAGCAAAGCCGCTCTCCTTCGTGCGATGCAACGAAGCAACACACCCATAGTCAAAAAGACTTTGCACAACTGGTGTGTTGACCCGGGCAGCATCAAGCTACGACAACTGATGAATCTCAGCCAAGTGCTTGAGTTGCCCCTGTGCGAAGTCATTAATTCAATAACTATTAAAAACGAAGGCGATGAGTAAACAAAAAACACTTGAAGAGGCCGCTGAGAATTATGCTAATCAAAAAGGGCATATTCCTACAACAGAATTAGAAGATGCTATTTTCAAACAAGGATTTTTAGATGGTGCTAAATGGCAAGCAAAGAGAATGTATAGTGAGGAAGAAGTACAATTAATATTGAGTAAACTTTTGACTGATATTAAAAATGGTAATGCTGGAAATTCGGTAGAATGGTTTGAACAATTTAAAAAGAAAGGAGGTGACAAATGAACATACAACACCCCACAGCAAAGCAGGTAGCCTACATCAGGCGCAACATCAACAAGAAGCCATTCCACGTTATGCGCAACCAACTACGGGTAAGTGTAGGCGTGATGTACGAATGGGTAAAAAATGTTTATCAGCCCGATAAGCAGGTTATAGTAGACGAGGATGGGCAAGAGCTGCACAATACCTATTTGGTTACGCTAAACGGCTTTAACTACATCGTGAACTTTAGCGTTGCGGTTGAATACCCAACTATCCAGTATTGCGGTCATCGCATTGGCTTCGATTACGAGGTAAGCAAGTTAGGCTATTGGGAATATAACCACCTGCGCAACAACATACCCACCATCAACATCAAGACCGATGCGAACTATGTGGCTAACTTTTGGGCAACCACTAAACTATGGCACGAATGAAGCATGACGAAAGCAAAATGCAGCAGCGATGTGTGGAATGGTTTCGCTATTCCTTCCCTCGCACATTGATCGCTTCCTTTCCTAACGGAGTTTTCATTGGCGGTACACCTGTGCAACGTGCCAAACGCTGGAACATACTTAAGGCAGAAGGTGCAATGCCAGGCATGCCCGACCTGATGATATGCATGGCATCGGCAGGACATCACGCACTATTTATCGAAATGAAGACCGAAAAGGGAAAGCTTTCGGACACGCAGAAAATCGTTCACGCACAACTTATCAATGCAGGATACTGCGTGAAAGTGTGCAGGTCATTTGAAGAATTCACGCAAACAATTAAAAAATACTTAGAGCAATGAGCAACACGAAAAACAAATACATGAAAGCGTTGGAGTATATCTACGCACAACCAACTTTCCATTCAAAGATTACCATGCGCCTGTTCAAGGTTAGCAACAACTTCCTTACAGCAGGCAAAGAGCTTGGCTTGTTCAAGAAGGTAGGTCAAAGCGAATACAAATGGAACTTGTCGCGTCAACCTATCATGAGTGATGTGCAGGATATTCAGGTGCGTGTTCGGTCTTATACGCAGACGCATCGACTAAAAGCAAAGCCATCACCACAGCTAACCATCAAACCAGTTCGCAAAGCACCTTCACCTGCGCCCATGAGCGTAAACGCAGAGCCTGAATGCGACACTACCAATAGCAAGATGCTTTTGATACTTGGCGCAGGATTGCTAATCGGGTTTATGATAGCCACAATTATTTGGAAGTAGAGATAGTTTGACTATCTTTGCATTGCTAGTTCGTATGAAAACATTTTTAAATCCCATCTTCACTGCATTGCCATAAGCCATTCGGCTACGGACTAGCCTTTGCATGTGAGGGTGGGTATTTTATTTTTATCTTATGATGGATGCATTAGCATTGCGTGAAAACGCACAGGCGCAATTGGCGCAAATCAAAACGCTTGAATCAGGTGTTGATTATCTAAACAAGGTCAAAGCAATTGAAGTATGGGCAAAGGCAGAAAAGAAAGATGCCGAATTGCAAAACATGATTGCTGAACAAAAGATACGCACGCAGCGAATCTTAGGACAGTTGTTGAAGGAAAGTCAGATTAGTAAAAATACAGGTGCTGTAAAAGGTAATCAGTATACTGGTAATTTGGACTTAGTAGACAAACAAGACCAAGTCCAATTGAAAGATTTAGGCATTTCAAAAGACCAAAGCAGCGCATTCCAAAAGATTGCTGCACTCCCGGAAGAAGTGTTTGAACGCGAGATTGCAGTTGCCAAAGAAGAAAGCGAAAAGCGTGTTGAACTAACTACGAGCCGGGTGTTGTTTGCTGCTAAGGAGTACGAGCAACAAAAGAAAAAAGATGATGCGCAAATTACCACACGTGACCAACAATTGATTGAAGCTTTGAAGCGTGGTGAAACTGTTGTAATAAATCAAAAGGTTGATTTAGCGGCAATGAAATACGCAGAAGAACAAGGCAAGTATGTGCGTTGCGATCGCTTCAGTGATTTCGGTAATCCGTTTGAAATGGATAAGGATGGTGACCGGGATGAGGTATGTGATAATTACGAGCAACACTACCTACCATTTAAACCAAGTATTCACAAACAACTTGCAAAACTAAAAGGCAAAGCACTGGGTTGTTGGTGCGCACCGCTTCGCTGTCATTGTGATACCTTAAAATCACTTATCGATGCAAACAATTAGATTCCTGCAAATAGCTATTGCTCAATTTGAGATGAACAACAAGCTTGGCGGTTATTACCATTGCAGCATCGGTTTGAATTTGGATACAAATGAACTCACAAGATTGTATCCAGTTGCAGTGAATAGCATGTACAAGCATTGCAAGTATGAAATACAGGTTGAACCGATGACATGCAGGCGTGAGCATTCATACAAGCCGGTGCGAATTCGTTTTATTGGAAAGCAACAACGTGAAGAAACCGATTTGCTGCTTAACAAGATACCAATTACAACTATTGATAGACTCAATGATGACCGCTTGTCAATGGGTATTGTGGATGCATCAAGCAAAAAGCTATTGGTGCAAACCAACATGCAAGAAGTTTACGCAACTCAGTCTTGTTTGTTTGATGATGTGGCTATTGCAAAGCCGATTATACGCAGCCATGCTGATAGTGTACACAAAGATATACGCATCCAGTTTGCAGATAAGCGCACAGATCAAGGTTATCGCAATTTAAGCTACAACGAAAGTCATTTTTATATTGGCTTAGAACGCAATGGCTGCTTGCCCGACACGTACAATAGTTCTAAATGGAATAGATTAATTGTCGGCAACTTGCGAAACCATCGCAGTACTTTCATAGGTTTGTGTCTGTTCAAATCAATAACACAATAACATCATGGCTCAAGACCCGGCATTTCTTTTTTACTATCAAGATTTCTTAGTAGGCACTGACGATATGGACAATGATGAAGTGGGGGCGTACATACGCTGCCTATGTCATCAAGCTTCAAAAGGATGCATCAGTGAAAAACATATGATGAAGATATGTTTAAGACAGGATGTGTACACTACCGTATCACAAAAGTTTTCGCGCAATGAAGATGGCAACTATTGCAATGAACGTTTGATGCTTGAAATCAGCAAGCGTAAAGCATTTGCCGAATCAAGACGAAACAATAGAATGAAAAAAACAAGTGATATACATATGTCGAAGACTAGTAAAACATATGTTCCACATATGGAAAATGAAAATGAAAATGAAAATAAAGATGTAAATAAGAAAAGGGTAAGTCGCAAAATGTTTGTGAAGCCGCATGAGAATGATGTGTACAACCTGATGGGTGAACTGAACATGCAAGGCAAGAACTTTATGACCGAGGATAAGTTGGTTAATTTTGCACGCACGTTTATGGATCACTACGAATCGAATGGATGGGTGGTGGGCAAAGTACCAATGAAGGATTGGCAAAGCACAGTGCGCAACTGGATGCGCAAAGAATGGGACAAGTTAAAAAATCAAAAACCAAATCAATATGCAAAACAACCAACTACAACAGCAGAACACGTTGCAAAAGCTGAACAACTTTTCCGCGATGCAGTCGCTATCAGTAACGCACGCGATGCAGCAAGACAAGATAGCACTGCTTCGTAAGTTAGACAGGCAAACCACTAAAGTAAAAATCATGCAGCTTGTTACGCGATGCACGCAGCTACTTAACGTGCAGAACAACATGAACGCAATGCAGATTGAATTCTGCGCTGAGAACATCATGGAAAAGATGTGGATGTATTCACTTGAAGATGTGCAGTTGTGTTTAGATCGCGGTGCGATTGGTGCGTATGGCACAATCTACAACCGCATCGACCCGGCTACGGTGCTTGCATGGTTTCCACTTTACGACCAAGAAAGGCAAGTAGTGTGTGATACCATTAACGAAAACGAAAAGCAAGCCAACAACATCTACGAAATGTTCCAACATCCCCAGGTGCTTGAGGCTATTCAGCAGACAGCGGACAAGTTGAAGATTGAAGAAGCACCGGCACGGGAAGTGAAGCGCATTGCACCAACTGCATTTGAGCAATTGTTAATGAAGGAATACGATGCGCTGCCGCAATGGAATAACGACATGCGCTTTAGGGTTTACAAGAACACACCTTACCAGTTCAACGAGTACCGCAAAGAGCGTTACATGGAAGAGATTAACAAGCAAAATGAATACTAACATGCAGTACGACAAGCAGCGCGAAACCGAATTACTACGCAAGTTGTTTGTGTTAACAGCTAAACGCAGCATGCGTCCTGCAATGAGTGATAATATGGCAATGCGTCTTATCTTTGAGGAGTTACTTTTACTAACGGACAAAGATGAATACAGGTTATGACCATAGGCGAATTGTTTGATAGGTTGGCTGATTATCCTGATGAGATGGAAATCTACATTGGCTTCATCGACATCCACAGCATCCACCTTGAACAGTTTGAAATAATTGAAACAACGGATTTGAACGGACATAAAACAATCGCACTAATGTCCGATGACATCGCAATAATTAACAATTAATACAATGAGTAACTATCAAATGCAAGAGGGTCAGTTCACCCTATTTAAGAACAACAACGTGGCTAACAACGGGCCGCAGTACACAGGTGAAATCATGGTTAATGGCAAGAAGATGCGACTGGCTGCATGGGTTAAGGAAGGCAAGAGCGGTAAGTTCTTTTCGGGCAAGATGAGTGAACCAATGCAACAACGCCAACAAGAAGACGATTCACAAGGCACAGGTGATTTGCCGTTCTAATGATTATTAGTCATATGGCAGAGTGGCTTAATGCTGAGCATACATAGAGTGGATGGGTGGTTTGTATGGAACCGACATTGTACCCATTTGCCCACAGGTTCGACTCCTGTTGTGACTACTAAAAAATTATGATAGAATACCTACCGAAACAAAATGAAGCACTGCGTGTGTTGGGTAATTCACACCCGGCACGTGTGGTGCTTTTCGGTGGTGCAGCAGGTGGATCAAAATCATTTATTGGTTGTGCGTGGCAAATAAGCCGCAGGTTCAAGTATCCAGGCACGCGAGGTCTGATAGGTCGGAGTAAGTTGGATACGTTAAAGAAGACCACGCTAAAGACTTTTTTTGAGGTAGCGCAGATGTTTGGTCTTGCACCCAACGAACACTACACCATCAACAACCAAACGCACGTTATCACATTCAGCAATGGAAGCGAGATAATTCTGAAGGATTTATTTGCTTACCCAAGTGACCCTGAATTTCACGCACTCGGTGGTCTGGAGTTGACCGATGCGTACGTGGATGAAGCTGCGCAGGTATCAAAGAGGGCAATTGACATATTGCAATCGCGCATCCGTTTTAAGCTACGCGAATTTGATTTACAACCGAAGATGCTACTTACCTGCAATCCGTCCAAAGGATGGCTTTACAATGAGTTTTACGCACCATTCAAAGCAGATAACTTAGCGCAGCACCTTGCGTTCATCCCATCGCTGCCGACCGACAACCCACACCTTCCTGAAAGCTACATCGAAACACTTGAACGGTTGCCTGAAATAGATAGGCGAAGGCTGCTCTATGGTGACTGGGAATATGACGAGAGCGTAGACAACCTGTACCAATACGATGACCTTGTGCGTTGCTTCCGGGAAGAGGATGCTAAAGGTGAAAAGTACATCAGTGCCGACATCGCGCGACTTGGAAAAGATAGGAGCGTCATCTGCGTGTGGCATGGTTTGCAGCTAATGGAGATACACGAGCTGCGCAAGCAACCAATTACAACTGTTGTCGCTACCATACGCCAACTATGCGACAGGCATGCGGTCAAATTAAGCAATGTGATCTGCGATGAAGATGGTGTTGGTGGTGGCGTGGTTGATAGCTTGAAGTGTCGCGGCTTCCTTAATGGCGGCAGAGCCAAGCAATCGGATAAGTTCACCAACCAAAAGGCTGAGTGCTATTTCAAGTTAGCAGAATTGATTGAGCAGAACAAAGTAATTTTCAAAGTGTCGCAGTTCCGCGATGTGATAGTGCAGGAACTGGACATGATACGCAGAAGGCAACCCGAAGCAGATGGCAAGTTAGCCGTGATAGGCAAAGACGAGATAGCACGCATGCATGGCAAGTCACCCGACTATGCAGATGCGATAATGATGCGCATGTACTTTGAGTTGTTCCCAAACTACGGCAGCTATTCGTGGGCGTAGTGTACCCTTGAAGGTATAAACGAGCGTAATCTTCTTGCATTTATACCCGTGTTGGTATAGTTGAGGTGGTTACAATCTGTAACCGATTGCAATTTTAACAATTTTTAACAGGGTGAGTGTAAGTAGTTGCACTATCTTCGCCCTATCAATAACAATAAATCTTATCACATGAAAAAAGCATCTACCATTCTCCGTTACATCATTGGCGCAATTATCATCTTCGCAGTTCTAAGCTACTGCCAAGAACTGAACGACTGCCTAATGAATCACTAAGCAAACCAATCAATAATCAATAACATGAATTTTCACAAAGACAATCTTGAAGCATTGCAGAAGTTTCAGCAGATGCTCAATGCAGAACCAGACCCGCTCGGAGTTGAATCTACACCCGACAAGAAGGCGCAGACCTTAGTCATTAGCCACGTTGAAACTACCTTAGACGAGTTGTTCTTCGGACACTGGAGAACTGAGAACTTTAAATGGGCGGTACTTGCCAACGAAGTGCAGGCATCACTTGAGCTTGTAGTCATTCACCCCATTAGCGGCTACGAATTAAAGCGCACCGGTGCCGCATCGGTTATCATCATGGTAGACAAAGTACCCGATAACGTGTTCGGCAGCGATCGCAATAGATGGGCATTAAACCCCGATAACAAAAAAGCTAACGCTATGGACTTGGCGTTTGGTAAACTGAAAACTGAGTGCCTTAAAAACGCTGCATTGTCACTTGGCAAGGTGTTCGGTCGTGACTTGAACCGCAAGAATAAGGATAGTTACAAGCCATTTAAGTTGAAGGGTGCGCTCGGTCGTGGGCATGAGCAGGATGTAGCGTACGTGCGTGACCTTATTGAGGTTGCACCTGATGCGAATACGCTCAATAAAATTATGAAAGCTTGCAGTTCCGAAATTCTTGCAGCCGTAAGTGAAGAACTTAGAACTAAGTTTGCTTCATACGGAATTGAATAATTGTATATTTGACAATCAATAACAACAACAAATGGAAAACGTATTATTTAGAGCGTCACAACTTGGTAAGTTGATGACTGATGCGAGGACTAAAACAGGTCTTAGCGAAACCACAAAGAGCGCACTACTGGAAGTCTATGTGCAGCAGCGTTACAAACGCTACAAAGAAATCAGTAACAAGTACATTGAAAAAGGTTTGGCAGTTGAGAATGATGCCATCGACATGTGGCGCAGGGAGCGAAAGCAAATCGTGTTCAAGAACGAGCAGATGTTTCAAAATCAATTTATCAAAGGCACGCCCGACCTGCTCATTATCGATGACAATGACAAGTGCTTGAACGTACCCGACATCAAATCTTCATGGAGCATCCACACCTTTATGGATGCAAAGCAGGATGACTTGAGCAAAGACTACTATTGGCAAGGGCAGGCGTATATGTGGCTCACGGGCGCACCAACTGCAACCTTCTGCTTCGTGCTTGTCAATGCACCCATCGAGATGATTAACGATGAGAAGTACCGCCTTGCACGCAGGCTCAATCTTATTGATCCACAAGGTGACCCTACCTTTATCAAGAAGGCGCAGAGCATTGAGCGCAATATGATTTACGACATGGAGCAGTTCATGCGCGATTACCCGGATGCAGATTTAGAAAGTCACCGCACCGAATGGGTTTACGACATACCAGTGCAGGAGCGCATACACGAAAAGGTAGTGGAGTTTGATGAGGCAGCAATCGCAAAGCTTCAGGAGCGTGTACCTATGTGGCGTGAATACCTTAATACTTTGGATGCATGACCACTGACCAACTCAAAGACCATGTGCGCAATGCAACGCAGCACTACTACAACAAGGAACAAGTAATCGAATTAATCAATAAGCTAAACAATGAAAGCAAAGGAAAAGGCATGGCAACTGTACTCCAACTATTTTGATATAGTCGAAGGCGGTGAGCAGTTAGGGGAACTTGCACTGGTGCATATCAAAGCAGTTAACGCTGCGCTCTATTGTGTCGATGAGGCAATCAGCAACGCACCTGATGAGATTATGCAAGACTTTGAAGGCACGGGCGAATACTACAGCGTGAAGGCTTACTACATGCACGTTAAAAACGAACTACTAAAATTGACAAAGTATGAAGCGAAAAGAAATGATGAGCCTAACCAATGACGAGCTGCGGCTGCTTCGCCACAAGTACCTGGGCATGGTTGGTAAAACACCATCGGAAAAGGATTACATCAATAGAACTTTAATTAGAATCAGACAAGAACTTTTTATCCGACAAGCACAATGACACAAGAGAAAAAAGAAACCGCCATTCGCAGATTACACCTAACGCTCAAGCGCAGGTTCAAAGGTCAAGCTATCAAAATGACATGGGCTGAAATGGAAGGGCTATTGAACGCAGTGCAAACGATTGAAATGAACCACATCCATAACTCTTACAATGATGGGTACAGGGATGGTGAAACTGGACAACCAAATAAAACCCAAGTAATATGATAGCAGCAATAATTGTAGCAATCCCCTTGTGGATGATCGCACTCTCGCTAAGAGACCTGTACAACCAAATCAAAAAACAAGATGACAGCAACACTAACCTTTAATCTACCAGAAGACGAAGTAGAATACAGCTACACGCTGAATGCTGCCCGCTACAAGGATGCGCTTAAAGACATTATGAATTTGATGCGTAATGAAGTGAAGTATGGCAATCACGATGAGCCAACGCAAGATGCATTAGAAGTCCTATATGAGCAGTTCGGTAAAATAGTCTACGACTTACTTGATGAATAGATTCCTAATCCTTAGTAGCGGACGCATTATTGCTGCACCTATTGATAGCAATACATCCAAAGAAATACAAGTTGTGGATTCCTTACCTGATAGCAACTTGGAAGCTTAATCCGCATGTGCTATATTTGCAACGGTTATGTGATAATACGCATCATTGTTTTTCGTTATTGATTGAACAAGCCCTCACAACGGTGGGGGCTTTTTCTTTAACGAATCTTTCCATTGACAATGCGGTAGTTGCTCACTTCAAACTCGCCACTATCCATCACACGCACGTGCGCAAACCCGTGGTGGTGCTTGTTGATGGGCATGTAGTCAGGATGCAATTCGCACAGACACGCCACGCTCCAACAAGTTGTAAGCTTTCCTTTGATGTTCGGCTCACTGTGTTCGCTTGCCTGGTGATGGTGACCGCACAATGCATCGGACTTAGCACGCAAGAACAAACCACGAGCGATGTTGACAGGACTGAATACCGATGCACCCAGTTCATGCCCGTGTAAAATGGTAAGGTTACCGGCATGGATTATCTGCTTGTCGGGAATGAACGTGATGTTTAACTCATCAAGCTTCATCAATGATTCAAAGTTGAACTCATCCATACCCAAAAGGTCGGGAGCATTGCGCATGATGTAGTGGTCATAGCGCACATCGTGGTTACCACACTTGTAATAGATCGCGGCATTAGGGAATAGCTTGCGTAGCGTGGCAAGAAACTGCCGTGTCATTAGTACCTCATGCCCAAAGTTTCTTTTGCGTGGGTCTTTTTCAAATCGGCTAATAGCATAGAAGTCTATGATGTCACCATTAAGCAGAATTGTATTCACCTCATGCTCCAGTCCATACTTAAGCGCAAGTGTTAGTGCCTGAATGTTATGGTACGGCACGTGAATATCCGACAACAGCAGGATGTCGTTGTGATTAGTCGGTAGTTTGAAAGGTTTGTAGTCGCTTTCCTGCGATGGTGGAAGGTCAAGTGGGTTACTTGTCTCAGGTGCTAACTCTGCGAGAAGACTATTGAACTGATTAAGGTCGGCAGATAGCTTTGATAGATTGCCTTTAGGTTGCGTTTTAACGGGCTGTTCTGCCTTTAGCTTATGATACTTGCGCCATGCATAATACAATCGCTCAAATGAGCCGTATTGCATTGTGATGCCATGCTTAACCATAGCCGCACGAATGCGGTCTGCTATTGTACCTGTGCCTGCATGTATCTCTTTGTAGATTTCCGCATGTTGACCTTGCATGTAGTGTTATTTAGTGCCACGGATGTACCCGGCTAACTCCGCAAGATTGGTGCTGATGCTCAAGTTTTGTGAAGCAATGACATCAATCTTTTTTTCAAGCTTATCAATGGCTTTGTTTTGTTCTTCTTTCATGGTGTTGAGTTTGGTGTTGAACTCGTCTTTTGTTTCCTTTATTGAATCGGATAGCATAGTAACTTCTCTTTTGTGATATGATTCGACTTTGCCTAATGCGCTTGATACTTTGACCACATCGCGCTTAAGTGCGTAGTACAAGCCAGTGAGTGACACTGCTCCACCAATTATTGTGATTAAATCCCTCGGTTCAAAAGTCATGTCTAAAAGATTGTAAAATATATAGTAGAAACTGCTACCGCTGTGATACCTAAAGTGAGTGCTGTGTTAGTAATTATTAACCG